TCTATTGTACCATTTCGAAGTCCTGTACCACTTGCACCTAGTGTATGATCTTCTCTTGTTTCATCTCCTGTTGAAATGAACATAGCAGGAAACTGTGCGTTTGATAGTTCCTCTGGATCAAAGGGTTCTCTCGTTAGCTTCTTAAATTCAATAGGTGAAGATACAGCGTCTAATACTGTAATTATATTCCCTGCAATACTTTCTCTTTTACTCATTGTAATATTCTAGCAATCTTATCTTCAAATACTTTTACTATTTGTTTCTCCTCTTGTCTATTGATACTAAAAAATGGTCTAACTACTTTACCTTTACCTGCACCTACAATATCGTGAAAAAACGCTTTTTTATTACTAAACATATTTCTAAAAAATAAACTACCCTTTGATGGTGTTATTTTACTTGTTAAAGAACTAAACATCTGTCCTGTATCAGTAAGATCAACCACTCCAGACTCTTTTACTTTTGCTCTTTTATAGCCAAATGAATAAGGTTTAAAAGGTGAGCCATTGACAGATACACCTTTTATTTGGGTTCTATCTCTAATGTTTTTTATCTGTAAAGCTGATACATTTGCCAACGCTTGTCTAATAGCGTTTGGAAATTTCTTTTGAAGTTCTTGTAAACTTTTTGTTAATTGAATTGTATTAGATTTTATGGTGACAGAAGCAACCATTATCTACATACGCATTCGCCATTACATTCACACATATCTACCTCTGCAATCTTAACATATGAATTGGCTCTTTCTCACTAGCTTGGATTGTACCACTACTGTCCTCATCATATTCAACACCATCTCGTAACACAGCTTGAAACTCTTCTGCATACTTTTGTCTATAATAATCCATTTTGTTCTGAAAAGTATCTTTACCATCTCCACCATCTGGATCTTTGAACTTTGATAGAATTGGGTAAATGTAATCTGATAATGCTTTGTAAACTACGCATCTTTTCCATTGTGCGTCTGTTAATTTAGAGTTTACTAACTCTAATGATGTAACTTTTGTAATATCCTTGTATCTGACTGTATGTCTATATCTCTCCCACCATTCTTCTCTGATCTGTCTGATGACATCATCTTCTGCGAATTGTAATTGAGTATCAAAATCTGTAATGCCAAACTCAGCTATATCTGGTTGATATTTTTGAACTTCTGCTAAGTTTACTGAAAAATCTGTTGTAGCCATAATTATTATTAACATAAGGGGTGGAAAAACCCACCCCTTAATTGTTATTTATTAGTTAGCTAAGCTATCTGCTGTTAATTTAACACCATAGCTATCGTGTATTTCGGAAACACCGAATACTGCGGTTGCTACAAGTTCATCTGCTCTTAATGAAGCATCTCTTTGACTTTCGATCTTCAGATCTTGCATCATAGCAAGTGCTAAAGCGTCTTGTGAGAATACACCACCAATAGAGTCATCTGATCCATCAACAGAAATATTTGAACTTTCAAATATTTGAATACCTGCAATATTACCAACAAAACCACTTCTCATAGCTTCGTTTGATAATTCTGTATCTCTACCAACAAATGTGTTTGTTAATGACTTTTTAACATTGAAGATTTGCTTTGGGTGAAAGACACCATAATAAGGTGCAGGTGCATTAGCAGTTCTAAGATCTGCCGCCGCTTCAAACAAGTCTTGAACAGTTAGTTCATTACCTGCCCCACCACCTCGCTCTGTTGAAAAGCCTGTAAACAATGCTGATAAATCTGCATCAACTTTTCTTGCAATAGCTTCACCGAATAATCTTCCAATGTCTGCCGCAACATTTCTTGATGCTGAATTTCTAGCTAAGTCTGTAAGTGTTGTCATGATACCAACCTCAGAAGCTGTGATAGTCACAGATGTAGGGTTGATTGCTGTGTTTGATAAATCTGTTGCTTCATTTACTGCCGCCGCTGATACATTTGCATAAATCGGTACTTCTACTGATTTACCACCACCTGCGATAGTATAATTACGCACAAGATTTCGCATGATTGATTGCTCGGAAGCAACAAACAATGCTTCTGCTACGATTTCAGTATAAAGTTCTGATACCGTACTACTTGTTGTTTCATTTGCCATTTTATTTCTCCTTTAAATAGCGGTTATTTGTTAAGATTAATCACAGTAGGTTTAGAATTACGCTCTTTTCTATATTCAGCATATTTCTTCCTATCCTCTGGATTATTCATGTCTAAGTCCGCCAAATTAAAGGTCTGTGCGTTTACCTTCCCCACATTACTAACACTTCCACTCCCAGAAGGGGTTGCAACTTGAAAGTGTGCATTCTGTGTCATAAACTCAGAAACAAACTCATCTATGGTTAATGGTTTGCCTTCTTTGTTGTATCTTGTTGTTCCATCTTTATCAAGTATTTCTACTCTACCTTCTTCACTTAATCGAACATTATTTTTTAATAAATCTTTAACTTGATTAGGATTGATTGCTTTATTGATAGAAGCTGATTGTATTAACTGTTTATCAACTCTTTCATTTTTCAATTCATCTTGTAATTTTTTTTCTCTCTTTTTATGTTCTTCTACCATTGAGGCTCTTACCTCTTCGAACTTACCTGCTTCAAGTTTTCTTTTTTCTTCAGCTTCTTTTGATCTAGCAATAATCTCTTTTGCCTCATCAAGATCAGATACACCTAAATCCTCAAGTGTTCTTCTCTTTTGTCTATGAAGTCTGTCCTTGATTGTTTTATCAATCATAGCTTGGCTATCTTCTTTTGGCTCTTTCGTTTCTACTTGTTCTACTACTTCTTCTTGTTTTACTTCTTCCTGTACTGTTTCCGTTTTGTTCTCGTCAGACATTATTAGTTCTCCTTAATATTTATAGATTTAGTATAAATAAATTATTTTTCAATTATATTTTTGCATCATCTGGTACTTTTGTATAATCAAAAATTCTTTTAAGAATATCATCTGATAATTTTTTGTTATCTAGTATAGCCTCTAGCAATATTTCTTCGAACTCTGGATTATCATAATAATTGATTTGTCTAATGCTAAATGGCAATTCACCAAATTTTTTTTCATAAAGTTTGTGTGCTGATACATAACTCATAATATTACTCCTATCTCTTGTATTATTTGTTCCATCATCTCTGTTGTTTCTGGTGCATAGTATCTCATTAGTTTTGTGTATATTTTTGAATACTTTGGATCTGTGCTTAACTCAATAAAATTTGCAAGAATTTCTGATGTATGTCCTTCTGTGACTGACATACCAAATCCCTTTGTATGTGTACTAAATTTTCTATAATAACTTAATTTATGTCCATAACCAATTTTGTTATTTGTGACTGCACCAATATAATCAAAGAAAGTATCTAAATGATAAACATTATTTGATGAAAATTCTGTTTTAGATATTAAATTTAACATTTTTCTTTTGTCAAAATCGCTAAATGTACTAAATAATGTGTTCATTTCCTTTTTACTAAGTGGAAAGTCTGGATTTTCTTTTAAGACTTTTGTTAAATAATTATCAAATTTACTTACATTTGATGGAACATCATTAAGCAAATTGAATCTTAAATCTTGATTTTTTTTAGTATTTTTTTTTAAATTATTTCTATCATTTAAAACTTTTTTACCTGCGTAGCTTGACAAAACTTTTCCTGATGGCAATTTATCAAATATTTCATCTGTTATACCACCAATGCTTTTTAATTTTTTTACTAAATTTTTATATTTTGTTTTGTTAAGAAGTCTTAAAAAATTATCATCAATTCTGTGTCCATATTCATGTCTAAAAGTAGCATCAAATCTTATTGGATCTAATAGCATTTCTTCAATATTTAGTCTATCTTCAAAATATCTATAATAATTACCATCTTTACTATCTGTATTTAATTTTTTTAGGGGTGGTAAAAATGTTATAGCTTTAACGATTGGATTTGTTTTGTCATTCTTAATAGACTCGTAAGCAGAGTCTAATAATTTTGCCTCTTGCCCTGTCTTTTTAAATTTATTCTGATCTTTTCTAACCTTTTGATTTACCTTTGTTTGTTCTTCAATATTGTCATTTGTTTCTTCTGTAAACCAATCATCATCATACAAGATAAAGCTGTGCCTACATCTATACCCACCTCTATTCACAAATGGATCAGTACCAGATTTACCACGCCATGATCCTTGCCAAATCTCTCTAGCTTCTTCTTCTGTAAAATTTCTATTTACATATCTCCTACAAAAATCTCTGGTTGTAGTAATATTTGTTCCCACATATTGATACTTGGTAATCCCTGCTTCTTTACCTTTGTATAAAGTAAATTGTCCATCAAACTGCATCAAACTATCTTGTGCTATTTGACCTGCGTATCTTCTCATGTTATTGCCCAGAATATCTGAAGCATATTTAGTATGAAGTATTTCTCTTGCGTTTTTTACTTTTGCAATAATCTGTGCATTCTCTGAATATCTATTTTTATCTATGTAATCTACAAGTCTATTGACTGCGTTCTCGTTTGATCTTTGATATACACCACTAATCTGTCCTCTGATGTTCTTAACCATTTCGTTGAATGGTCTACCTGTCACAGACGATTGATATACTTCATTAGCTATCGTATCTAAAAATCTATTACCTACATCTTCAAACCCAGAGAATGATAACATCTTGAGATCATTGATAACTCTTAGGTCTGGTTTTGTAAGTGTCTTAAATGTTTCTGGTATTGGTAAAGGTTTTATAAATCTTTGATATTCTTTTACTATTTCATCATATTCAGAAACAATACTATCTGCTTCTTTCAGAAAGTTTTGTTCAATAAGTGTTTTAAGATTAGGTCTGAGTTCCATAGCAAGTCTTGTATTAAGTTTGACTCCGCCATCAGTTAGTGTTGTGAGATCAGAAATAATCTCATCTTCTAAATTCTTTAATGTATTTATTATTCGTTCTTCGTGAGTATCAGCTAATTTTGAGAGTATTTGCTGTTTCTTATTTGCAAATTGGTTAAAACTATCCCTAAAGGCATCTGACATACCCCTAGAATTATAGGGATATGTCTAAATAATCAATTAATTTATGCTACAGCTTTGATAAGAGATTGACCGACATCTCTGTATGCTTTGACATCAATCAGCTTTGCTTTTTCTTTTGCAATTCTATCGTTAAGTTTCTTTGATCTTTTTGCAATATATTTAGCATTATAAAATCTATCGCTTGGATCTGTTTTTTGTACACTTGATAATTCTTCTTCTAGTCTTGCTATTGCTCTATTTGTTTTTTCATTCTTCTCAATAGCTTTGAAAGAAGTCCAAACATGATTGAAGTTATCAGATGCAACTTGATAAATGCTTCCTGTGTTATCTGATCCTGCTCTTTTGATGTTATGGATAGTTGTAGGATATTGACCAAACATCAAACCATACTTTGAAAAATTCCATTTAACAGAAGTTCTAATAGTACAGCTTGTATTGTTTGCAGTTGAGATTGCTAGTTCAGAAACAGGATAACCCTTCTGGTAAAATGATTTGATTTCACAATTTGTAATTTCAGAACAATAATCAATCTTTGTGACTGTGTCACAAACTCTAGATAAATACATATCAAAAACACTATTGATCTCATGTTTAGTAAGTTCTCTTATTTCTTTTACTATAGTGTCCATATCTCTAATTTCATATTGATATGTTCTATAATATCTTACTTTGTAATCTTTTGGAGAAAGATCTTTGATAGAAAACATAATGTTAGCAAAGTTGAAACTATCACACAATGAAACAAAATTTCCTGTATATTGACTTTTGTATGATAAGTCTTGTGTGGTAAAACCATTTGGATTTGCAACAGATTTTTCAAATTCATCTCTGTTAGCAAATCTTTCATTATAAAATGCTACCTTGTTTGGAATATCATTGATCTGTTCGCCAATAATTTCCATTCTTTGAGTAAATACTTTATTTATAGCATCTTCTCTTTTAGCATTAATTTCGTTAATAAAGTTTTCTAATAATAAATTACCCATTTGAGTATCTCCTATATTTGTGTTTAACATATAGAAAATATATAGATTTTTTATAGAAATGCAACTACAACGGAAAACTTTTTTTCCATGCTTTTATTGACCAAAAAGCAGGTGATAATGACTTTTGCCCTTTTACTTGCTTCAAAACACCCCCCATTCTAGCCAGAAATGACCTTTGTCTAGCAGGAATATTCTTCTTAATCTTCATATTAGGATCACCAAATCGCACTATTTTGACATTACCAGATGATCTATCTCTTACATAAACTCCAAACTTCTTGCTTTTATTAGGTGTTCTAAAGGGTTTATTTAGCTTTACTGACCTACCTCTATAGGTTGCCATTACTTGCCTAGATTTCTCATAACTAAAGTATGAGCCTGTCCAAATGTTTTACCGCTTTTCATGGCTCTAGCCATTGATCTCATGTGTTTTAAACTGTGGTTTCTGGCATGACTACGCATAGTTCTTTGCTGTCTTGGTGTGAGATCTTTGATGATGTTTTTTATAGAGTTTACTTTTACCATTATTTCTTTTTCTTTCTTAAATCTAAATCATGCTTTCTAGATCCTCTTAGGAAACTATTAACTCTACCCATAGACCAAGCCGCCATAGGTACTCTACGACTTCCTGCTGATAAGAATGCACCTTGCCCTCTACGATAAACTTTGACTAATGTTCCATATGTATATCTCTTAGATGCTTTTGCTTTTCTTCTAAGTGTTGCTTGAACTGATGCTGATAAAGGTTTTCTTCTAACTGCCATTATGCTTTAGTCCTTGCTCTAAGTAATGATCTAGGTATTCGTTTACCTGCTTTGTATAATGCTGAAACTCTTTTGATAAGTCTGGCTCGTCTTTTGCGTTCTTCTTCTTTCTTGAGTCCAGATAAATATTTCTTTGGTACACCTGTCTTTTTGTCCTTTGGTACTTTGCGTCTTTTTCTATGCTTCGGCAACTTCTTCACCCTCGATTGCAGGTGTTGAGAACTGTCCTATTGGTCTTGGTTTAGCTTCTATCTCATTATCTATATCTGCTAACTTCTCATCATCTTCTACAACTGCCCTAGCTATTTGTTTATCGACTTCTTTTGCAAAGGTATCAGATACAACTCCAGATGCTTTTGCAACTTGTAAGAACTGTAGATCAGCTGAGTAATCTCTGAGATTAAAGCTGTCTGGATAATCTATTTCACCATCAAACTCTTTGTCTTGCCATTTAGCATACAATCTCCAGATGTGTTCTTCTGCATTCTCTAGATAATCTGCTTTCTCTGATAGTCTAGCATTCAATAATTCAAACTCTGTTTGTAAAGCGATACCAGAGTTAATTGTTTTCTCTGTTCCTCTGACTGATCCCATATGGGTGACTCTATTGATTGCATCTACTTTCATATTGATACAATCCATAATCCCTGTCATAGACTGAGAACTAGGTTGTATGATGTATGGTTTTAAGTTTGAGTCCATATCTTC